GCTTGCTTGTTGTTAAACGTGTTCCAGTCAGTAGAACTGAGATAGCCGTTAGTTGACGAAGTGGCTTGAGAAATTGTTATATTTGGCGTCGTACCGCCAGAAGACGAAATTGGACCTGTTGCAGTTACAGAAGTAACTGTCCCTGTTCCTTTATTGTTAAACGTGTTCCAGTCGGTTGCCGTCAAGTACCCGCTGGCTACGCTACTTGCTTGCGGCAAACTAATAGTTACAACACTTGTCCCAGATGCGTTAAGAGGTGCAACAGCACCAACACTTGTAACTGTTCCTGCGTTGCCGCTCGCCCAGGTAAGACCTCCAGAGCCATCAGTTTTGAGAAACTGACCGTTACTGCCATCAGAACTTGGCAACGTATAAGTTGTGCTACCCGCCGCTGCGGGCACAGTCAACCCAACATAACCAGAGGAAGATCCAAGAATGCGAACTGGTTTATACGCTTGTATTGCGGTAGCCGACATACTGAAAATGCCGTTACCCGCAATTTGAAAATTATAAGCGTTGTTTGCCCTATCGTAAGACAAAAAATCATTAGTGTCAAACACTAAAGCTGGATTAGCACTTACTATTTGCATATAGTAAGTTGCATCAGCGTAAAACCCAGTTGCGGTGATGTAGCGCGAACTAAAGTCGCCAGATCCATCACGCTGAACAAGATAACTTGCGGTATTGGCGCTAGATGCGTTCACCGCTATTACTGGTGCTGAAGATGAACCAGTATTGATAACTGGCGCGGTAACACCTACGCTACTAACACCACCACCACCACTAACCGTCGCCCAACTTAATGTTCCAGCGCCGTTGGTGCTAAGAACTTGGTTAACAGTACCGTCTGCGTTAGGTAGTGTATACGTCGTGCTGCCAGCAGATGCCGGTACGGTAAACCCAACGTATCCAGACGTTGAACCCATAAGGCGCAACGGTTTATATGTTTGAGTAGCCGTGACAGACAAGCTAAATATTCCGCTACCAGCGATCTGAAAGTTATAAGCGTTATTTGTTCTGTCGTAAGATAGATAGTCATTAGTGTCAAACACCAGAGTCGGGTTAGCGCCCGCCATCTGCATATAATAAGTTGCATCAGCGTAGAACCCAACTCCAGTAATGTAATTTCCTGCAAAATCACCAGCCCCGTTGCGCTGCACAAGATACAAAGGCGTGTTGGCGCTAGTTGCGTTAACACCAATTACAGGCGCGGTAGACGTTCCGGTGTTAACAACCGGAGATGTAACACCGACGCTAGTAACGCCGCCACCACCGCTAACGGTCGCCCAAACCAAATTATTAGACCCATCGGTGCTAAGAACTTGGTTAGACGTTCCAACCGTAGTTGGAAGTTTGTACGTTACCGCTGGGCCAGAAGCGTCTGGAACAAACCCCGTGTATCCAGATGTTGAACCAAGAAGGCGCAATCCAGTTGCGTAGACCGGCACATATGATTGCGTTGCAGCACTTGAAAACGTAACCGTTCCGCTACCGCCAATCTGAAGATTTAATTGATTAGCCGCTCGGTTGTACGAAAGAAAATCGTTTTCCGCAAAAGTTATGTATGGAGTGTCGCTTATTACAGTAGAATAAAAATAGTCATCAATTACATATCTTGGTGATTTTGTCCAAACATCACCGTTAATTTCACCTAATGAATTTGAATATAAAGCGGTGTTCCCAGAGTATAAAATAACACCGCCAAGGTTGTTGATTCCGTAACCTGTGTTGGCTACTGATTTGCCCCCAGTAATACGAACTTCATAAGCATTGATCCCGTTGGCAATATGAAACCCATCATAAACCCCAGAATATCCGGGCCATGTTCCACAACCCAAAACATAAGGAATGCAAAAGTCGTAATCTAATCCTGCTTGGATTTCTACGCCGTGGCTTGCTGCATAATCAATTTCAATGTGTGCGATTCGGCCAATTGCGGGGATGTACGGGAAAGGTGACCCAGAAGTATTTCTGATAATCATGCCTTTTCCGCCGCCACCCCCGCAAACAATCCCTAATTCAAGAACATTTAGGCTATGGCAATTGCCATCCCAATCCATTCCGTACTGGCCTTCGCCCGGGTCAACTACAACAAACCCAAGATTTAAAACGTCAGACCGATGCGTTGAGTCTCCGTACCATTTTATTCCCGGCCCTCTAAGAGAAGCCCACATCCAGTCAACCACTACCCAATTAGCTACTTGAACATACAGACCGCCGTATCCGTCAATGATGTTTAATTTACTAATTTTAATGCGGCTACTATTATTGACGTAAACCGCCCAACCAGCGGTTTGGGCTGGCGAGTCAAACGTCAGGTCCAACTGGATGCCGGTCACAATTGTAGACGTTGGCGAAATTAGTTCAACGCCATTGATTGCCCCAACGATACGCAGAACACCCGGCCCTCCAAACGACTGGTTAGGCGTGGACATCGTAAGCGTTGTGCCAATCGCATAAACCCGTCCGGGCGGCAGGTAAACGTCATAGCCAGAATCAAGCGCGGCTTGAATGCTGGCTGAATCGTCAACCGCACCGTCACCAACCGCACCATAGTCACCGGGGGTTACCGCGTTGGCGTTCTGACTGGTCTTGGTGTATTGATTGTTGAGATAGCGATACCACTCACGCGCAATCAAACCCGTGCGGTCATCCGTCAACGGAACCCGCGACGATGGAATTGTGGTGGTGTTATTGGTAACTGCCATTACGCATTCGTCCCGCTAAGATGCAGTTCAGCGCCCATGATGGCAATCTTGACCGGATCTGTGCCGGACACTTCATAGACTCGATCACGCAGTTTGAGCGTCATACCAAGGCGACGCCAGAACACTCGCTGTTGGTAGATGCCGATCTTGCCAATTGGTGACCAATGTTCGTTTGACCAAGTATGACCTCCATCGTCTGACCAACGCAGCATTGCCTTTGGATCAACCCCTACTGTGGCGCTACCCTCATAAGAAATCAGGAAATCACCAGATTCAGTCGTCAGAAAAAAACCGCTTTCGGTTATCAGATACGTTGGGTCGCTATATTCTGGACCGCTTAACCCAACACCAGACTCGCAGTCTAGTTGTAGGCTATGGTGTGCTGTACGGTTTAGGTTATTCTGACCCGTTGGCAACGCCCGCCAAGAGCGCAACCATTTTTGGGCGCTACCGTTGTCAGCGTAAACGTCTAGGTCAAAAGCGTACAGATTGCCATTAGCATAATCGCCAACAACAATCTCGCTGTTGTATGCCATCTGGCAGTTGCTGCGATGCCGCGTAAAGTTGCCGTTGTCAAAGCCAGCCCGCTCGTGCCACGCTTGTGTAGATACATCGTACACCCAAGTCTTGTCAGCAGACGGGAACGTCAGCACGTAGAAAGAGTGACCTTCCTGCTGGTACGTGTAAGCAATCGCATCGCTAATGTTGCCGTACTGAGCAATCGCGTACTCAATCGCATGGGTGCTGATCCGCTGGCCCGAGTAGCCTTGCGAGCGGTAGACAATACCTTGTCCGCGAGCGTCTGAGCCAAGCCAAAACAAACCGTTGTCCAACTTGGCAACCGAGAATGTTGCAGCGCAACCAATCTCGTTATACGCGCCTTGGATGCGTTGTAGCGGGAAGTCTGCATTGCCAGCATCGTAAAAAACTTCAACCGAGTTAGTCCCAAACAACCAGGCTTCGCGGTGGTCAACAATCATGCTAACCAAATTGTCTGGGCTACCTTCGGCGCTGGCAAAATCCAGCGGTTCAATTGAAGTACCATCCAGCAGCGTTGTTACCCATACTTTCTGGCTGTTTGGTTCAATGAATACAAAGTATCCGTCAAGGTAACCAACGGTTAACGCGCCGGGAAAATCTGGATCGGTAATTAGCCCAAACGCGCCCGTGCTATTGTTGTAGATGTAGCTTGGCCCGCCACAAGCAATGAACAACTGCGTGCCGTTGTCCACCATGCTAACCGGACCTGTACCGGAAACTGTACCAATAAGTACCGGCGTACCAAATCCGGCCATTGAGTAAAGTTTGTCACCGCTTACGATGTAAGCAACCCCACCGTATGTCCATAGCCCTCGGACTGGGCCTTGACCGGCGATGGTCAGCAATCGTAGCCCTGGAGCTCGATTCAAAAACGCAGGGTTCTTGCCGGCTTCGGGAACAATCTCAGGAAAGAGATTGACCATTCTGTTGTCGGCAGCATTGATGCTCCGAGCAACATACGCCGATCCCAAAATCGGCGTTTGCATCAGTAATTACCAGCGTAGACGTTGAACCGCTGGCGAGTCGCAACCAGCGAGTACGGCATCGCCATCACATCGTCAGGATTGTTAATACGCTTGAGGTTGCGTTTGCTGGTCATGGCGATGCGCTTGACCTGCTCTGATGGTTCCACGCCAAACTCAGGCGCGATCTCCATCGCCAAGTTGTAGGTAAACGCACGCAGGTAACCCGGCGGGAAAGCCATAATTGTTGCCAGCGTAGCTGGCGAGGAAAGCTCTTCAACACTAATGAAGTGCCACTCCAAAACCCGCGTGGGCTTGGGGTAGATCGTCATCGTAATGTTGGGGTATTCCATGTTGATCCACATCACCTGTGGATACGTGGATGTCACGGTCTTGACCGCGATGCCGTCATACTGCTGCTGGTTGATGAACTTGATGCCATACGACACGTTTGTTGACGGGTCGCGGAAGTATGTTGCATCGTCTAACAGGATTGGGCGATTGCCCACAAAGTCGCCAGACGGTCCGAGCGTTTGTGTAATCAGACCGGGCGTCCAAAGATATGTCTGGTCTTGCGTGTTGTACACCGATAGGCGCTCGGTGTTCCATGAATCAATCATCTGATTCATTGCCATCAATGAATCTTGCATCACCGAAGCCGATGACGTTTCACCTTCTGCCAGTACACCCAACAGTCGCAGGGCGCGGTTGATCTGCTCACCAGCCGAATATGTTGCCATCGTAAACCTCAGTAGGAGGGGCCGAAGCCCCGCCTGTTAGCTTGCGCCGTGAATGATGCAGAAATTGATGATAATTGCTTCAGAGTATGAAGTTGCGCTCAAATTACGCAACGTGATTGAAGCAGAACCAGCGGACATATTGGAAACATAACTGGTATATACCCCAGCGCTACTACCAGTGGTAACACTAGAAATACACACAGTAATTACGTCATTGGTGGAAATCAGGCTGTTGTTCAACGTAAATGAAACCGCAGTAGACCCAGCCAAAGCCGCGTTGTTCATGGTAATCCGGCCAGCCGACTTGTTCAATGTGACTGCCGTTGATTTGTCGGTTGCTTGCGTAACCGCACCTTGAGCGCCCGCGCTGTAACCAATCTCTTGGCTTGCGTAGCAGGTCGTGAATTCTGGATCGCTATATGCAACCCCTACTGCTTGCGTATTAGGCATGGTAATTCCTTAAAAAAGGGGAGAGCTTGTGGCCCTCCCCCTTAGACTTAGACGCGGTAAACGACGTAAGTCGAGTCGCCGGTGCGACGGAACAGGAACCGACCGCTG